TTGTTGTATGTTCTGTTTCCAGAACGATGGATGGCTATGTGTTCTGCGCAGACATATATATCATCTGTAAAAAAATGAAAGGAATTTTTCATGGAACAATGTGGTCACTGGAACAAAACAAAACAAAACATATCATGTCTCAGGACAACAGGATGGTTCGCAGTGCGCGCAACGAGTGGCTCCGCAGTGTCGATATCCTCAAAGATGTGGATCACGGCAATGACAAGATCACCAACCAGCTGAAAGGCGTCATCGACTCTCTGTTTGCCAAACGCAGGTCTTACGAGCAGAACATGGGCGCTAGCGGATACAATGAGAAAGGTTTGCGCGATATCAATGACAAGATCTGCGAGGCCGCTTTCATGCTCTTGTATCATCCCATATCGCAGGAGATCTATATGGAAAAGAACTGGCCAGAAGCTCTGACTGTAGGACCCAGACAGTGATGAATCAATTTGACTCTGGGAGCCCATCCTACTAGAGATAGATGCACACGATTTAAACATTCAATCACTGCTCTGGAACAGCCATCAGTCGGTTTGGATCCGCAGGATCTCTTTGAGATCTGCGTAAGTGGGTCAGGGGGACGGAGTCGATGAAACCGACTGGAATCAATTAATAATAAATTATTAAATATATTAAAGTATTATAAATTACGAAAAATAACTTAAATAATAAAAAAGATTTGGGAAAAGAATGCCATACTTTCTCAATCGAATCTATGAATGGGGACGTTACGGACTTCTCTCTCTTGGTGGACTGCTTGGTACTGGTTCCCTTGTATATGGAATATTTCTTGGTACGACTCCTACTGGAATCTTGTTTATTGTTGGAGGGAGTATTTGGATACTTCAATCCGGTTTGATGTTGGTTGACAATCGCAAGTTGTTACAAGATATTCGCCGCGAGATAGACAATCTGGAGATGGGCATTGACGCCTTCAATGCAGAGAATCAGCAGTTGAAGGCGAGTGTTCAGGGACTGGATACCCTCAAGGAAAAGTATATAAAGGAGATAGAGAGTTTGCATCAGAATCTTCAAACAATGGAGTGTCAGGTAAGAGGATTGAACAGGCTGAAAGCAAGCTATGAGGCTCAGACTGAGGCGCTAACAAAGGGAAATGAACGACTAGAACACAACAACAATGATCTCAAACTGAATTTGGATAATCTTACGACATTGAAAAAGGATATTCAAAAGGAAAACGAAGAGCTTCAGGGGTTGCTCCAGGAAGGGGAGCAGCAGATGTTAAGCCTGGAATCTATAAAGCAATCATATGAATCAGAGAATATTGCACTGCAGTCATTGATCAAACAACAGGATCACGATATGACTATTCTGCGCACACAAGTACACAAACTAGGAGAGCTATATGAGAATTCGCGCAAGCTAATGGTAAATATGGCGCAGGCTAGCTCAGTATTTGATGGATTTGCTGACAGTCTGAATGATGGGTTGGTCAAGATCGACAAGACTGAAGAAGGGCTTGCGGATACATTGACTGGTTTGAATAGTTTTCTGGGTAAATTGTCGAAAGCGAGCTTTCGATTGCTGGACAAAGATGGTAACAACCAGATCAGCCAGGAAGAGTTTGCACGACTGGAACAATTGGAACAACTATCCTGATCTTTCTATTTGAACCACTCAATCCTTGGATAGATTGTTGAGGATTACGCGTCTTCCGGAGTTGGTGGATTTGTAGTAGCATATTTCGTCTTCAGTGTCTGATCCATAGCATTGTAGCGGATGCTTGTAAGGCATTTCGATGCTGGCAACTCCAGAATTGTCGCAGGAATGACACACATTGTCAAGTTTGAAAAATAGACTATGGGATAGTTGTTCTTTGATAGGCTCGACATCACATGGACAGTATGTAACACTTGTCTCGAACTGGATGTTTTTGTGAACGAAAGCCTGAACAACATCGGATGGCCAATTCCTCATCATGCTACATTCATGATGAGGAAAAAGTTCATTTCAAATTACAGAGAATGATGCGGCGACCAAAATTCGTGGTTTTCACATATGCTCCAGCAATATCACGTGTGTAAGTCAACACGTGCTTGATGGGGAACACCAACTCTCTGCGGTTGCAACACTCGTAGCAATCGGATTTGTAAAAAAACAATCCGGACTGTAAATCGGTTACAATTTTCTCTTGGTTACATTTGCACCACAATAGGACCCTGGACCTCTCAGGGAGTTGTTTGATACTGGCTCTTACAGATGAAGGCCATCCAAGGTCCTCCGGTCGCGTTGTTGTCATGACATGCAAGTGCAGCCACTATCTGTAGCTCTGTTCAATTTTGCTTTGACCAATCACAATTGAAAACCTCAGTCCCAGCACCACAGCCGATCCATGTATGTAAAAATGACAACGACAACAGCAATTCTCTGACCCAATTCTATTTTACATATTGTATGTCACGGCGAACGACTCGGCCCAGGACCAGAGGTCGCAGAGGCAAGGCGAGTTGGGTAAATCGTCATCAGATGGTCATCAATCCATATAACCCACCGAATAGATGCAGGGGTCTTGGTAAAATGTATCTTGAGGAGGAGCCAATGGTATCATCTGTTGCTCCATGTATTGTCCCACCTGTTCCAACCCCACCTGTTCCAACTGCACCTGTTCCAGCATGTATAGTTCCTGTTTCAGTGGCTGTAATCCTGCCAGACCCATGTCCAAATGACGAGGAGATAGCTGATACAGAGGTAGATGAGTGTGTGGTATGTAGAGTCTATAGAGCAAATAAGATCGTGATTGTGGATTGTGGACACACATGTGTCTGCATTTTCTGCTTGCAGAAAGTCGGCGAATGTCCAATGTGTCGGGCTAAAATCACCAAAGCAATTCGGTTCTATTCATCAGGCTGACAGCACAGTCACCTGTACTTTTTTAAAAAGTCTAATCAACCTCCTCTACCGATGGGCCGGTTGGTTCTGGGCCAGATTCGGTCGGATCAGGCTGGTCGGCAGCAGCAGTCTCAGTAGCCTCAGCAGTTCCAGTAGTTGCAGTTCCATCAGGAGCAGCATAATACTTTGACATGATAGGAGCTGCAACCTCTTCGACCTGCTTGCGTCGTTCATCACATGCCTCCTTTTCAGCATCCGGGTTCTCCTCGATCCATTGTAGGGCCTCCTCGATCGTCTTGCGCAGGTTCTCGATGTCTTCTTCGCTTAGGCGCTCCTTGGCCTCTGGTTTGTCGATCAGGTTGGCCTTCATTGAGTAGCAGTAGCTCTCAAAACCGTTGCGGGCTTCGATCTTCTCGCGCTGCTGGCGATCCTCTTCAGCATATTTTTCTGCATCGGCTACCATCTCATCAATCTCCTCCTTGCTCAGCCGCCCCTTCTCATTCTTGATGGTGATCTGCTCCTTCTTGCCACCAGCCTCATCGACGGCACTAACCTGTAGAATGCCATCTGCATTGAGATCATATGTGATCTCAATCTTGGGCATACCGCGTGGAGCAGGTGCAATACCACTCAGAGTGAATGTACCAAGTAGCTTGTTGTAGCGAGTCAGTTGACGTTCTCCTTCAAAAACCTTGACAGTGACACCAGTCTGATTGTCCTCATAGGTTGAGAAAGTTTGGCTCTTCTTGGTTGGGATCGTCGTGTTGCGTGGGATCAGCGTGGTCATCACACCCCCAGAAGTCTCAACACCCAGACTGAGTGGAGTAACATCAAGGAGTACGATACCGGCGGTCTTCTCACTCGTACCACCCGTTAGGATATTAGCCTGTACTGCCGCACCATATGCGACAGCCTCATCCGGGTTAACGCTGTGGTTGAGTGTCTTGCCGTTGAAAAATTCGGAGAGCATGGATTGAATCTTTGGAATGCGGGTGCTACCACCGACCAATACAATTTCATGAATCTTGCCCTTGTCCAGCTTGGAATCGCGCAGCACGTTCTCAACAGGAACTAGGCACTGGCGAAATACATCGCCACATAGATCCTCGAACTTGGCTCGTGTGATGCTGGTGTAGTAGTCAATTCCCTCGCAAAATGCATCGATCTCAACCGATGCCTGGCTACTGGTTGAGAGAGTGCGCTTGGCGCGCTCACATGCATTCTTGAGTCGCTTCAGACTGCGCTGGTTGCTGCTCGGATCCTTGCGATACTTGCGCTTAAACTCAGCAATAAAGTACTGAACAAGGATGTTATCAAAATCTTCGCCACCGAGGTGAGTATTGCCATTGGTGGCAAGTACTTCAAAAACGCCCTCATCGATGTTTAGAACACTGACATCAAAAGTACCACCACCAAGGTCGAAGATTAGAACATTCTTGTCCTGAGCATTCTCATTGAGTCCATAAGCCAGTGCAGCGGCGGTTGGCTCGTTGATAATACGCAGGACTTCGAGTCCAGCGATCCGACCAGCATCCTTGGTGGCCTGGCGCTGACTGTCATTGAAATATGCGGGTACAGTGATGACCGCCTTCCGGACAGGTTGGCCGAGATAGGCCTCAGCCGATTCTTTGAGGTTGGCAAGGATCATGCTGCTGATCTCCTCTGCATGAAAGCTCTTGTCCTCCCCCTTGTAAGTGGCGTGAATTTCTGGCTTATCACCTGCACCCGCCTCAACACGGAATGGCCACAGCTTGACATCTTTCTGGACAGTGGTATCACTAAACTTGCGTCCAATCAGTCGCTTGGCATCATAAATCGTATTGACTGGGTTCATTGCAGCCTGATTCTTGGCAGCATTGCCAATCAGGCGCTCATCTCCAGTGAATGCAACATAACTTGGGGTAGTCCGGTTTCCCTGAGTATTGGCGATAATCTCGACGCGATCATCCTTCCAGACACCAACACAACTGTATGTGGTACCTAGATCGATACCAATAGCAAGACCACTGTTATCACGGCTCTTGTTCTCCGTAGTACCACTCATATTGCTGTTAGAAAATGTATAGATGCCAGAATAGCTTCTGTACATTGACATGATCAATTTTTGTTACGGTCCACAAAGCGATTGGCCTATTCAAAAAGAGGCGCATGGTGCATTTGGCAGTAAAATGGACTTGTCCAGATGCTCTGAAAATGATCATATAGGTTGTACATATTGGGATAGCGGGACATTCATTTCAGCTGATATCAGCACGCAAGACGGAGCGATTGGCCTATTCAAAAAGAGATGCATTCAGCAGTAAAATAGACTTTGTCCAGATGTTCAATGATCATATAGGTTGCACATATTGGGATAGCGGGACATTCATTTCACTGATATCAGCATGCAAGATGGAGCAAATCAATCGTGAGCCCCAACCATGCACAATATAATGTAATATACATCATGAATATGATGACACAATATTCACGCAATACAATATTTAACATTGAGACTGATTACAAGCACATCAATGAGCATAAGGGAGCATGTCTTCACATCTATGGAAACAAATGCGTGGTGAGTGTGGGAGGCATGGATGGCAGCGACCCATGCTGCAATGTGACAAAAAGTCCTGGAATTATCACCTATCTAGACACTGAACCAGGTCACTGTTACTCTTTGGAACTTGTCGGATGTCACAACTATGGATGTTCAGCATTTGTGCTCGTTGAGGATCGAGGAGCGTGTTGTCAGAGACTGGTGAGTAGAGGAGTCAGTCGCATTGACCAGGGAGAATCATTTCGTAAATGCTTTCAGTTTGAGGCTGTCTCATGCAGAACTTTGATTGGTGTGAACTTTTACAGCAATTTGCATAAATCTGAATTGGAGGTGTATGAGTTGCGAGTCACTCAAATGCAAACACAAAGTAACCATGCTGCTGACAATTATGATGGAACACCTGGTTCTCCAGGTGGCACCGGACCCGATGGCGTGACCGGACCTGATGGTGGTACCGGACCTGATGGTGTAACCGGACCCGATGGCGTGACCGGACCAGATGGCGTGACCGGACCAGATGGTGTAACCGGACCAGATGGCGTGACTGGACCTGATGGTGTAACCGGACCCGATGGCGTGACCGGACCCGATGGTGTAACCGGACCAGATGGTGTAACCGGACCAGATGGCGTGACTGGACCTGATGGTGTAACCGGACCCGATGGCGTGACCGGACCCGATGGTGTAACCGGACCTGATGGTGTAACTGGACCTCCCGGAGAGCCTGGTGAGAATAGAGTCGATGTGACATTTGCAAGTGCACCACTCTGCACCGAGGAGGATCTTGTTAATATCGAGGATACTACGATACTTGTGTCTCAATCAGAGTGGAAACAGGTTGGACAGACTGTCGAGATTGGTTTTTCTCCTGTCGTTTCCACAAATGCAGAGGGAGATCGGATGGTGATTGGTACAAAAACAAGCAACAGTGTCATAGTGTATCAATATATTGATGATGATAATGATGGGACATGGGAACCAATTGGATTGCCGATCACGGGCGATGATAATTTTGGAGCGTCAGTTGCGATGAATGACTCGGGCAATATTATAGCAGTTGGTGTACCGTTCACCAATGACGGCCGTGGATATGTTCGGGTGTATCAACACGATGGAGACGACTGGACGCCACATGGTCCAGACATTAATGGAGAGAGCGGGGGGGATAGGTCAGGATTGTCCATTGCTCTGAATGGAGAAGGAAATAGGGTTGCAATCGGTGCTAGCCGCAATGACGGAGAGAATACGAGCCCAGACGATGATCGTGGACATGTTCGTGTATGGCAATACGATGGACAGTGGAACAAACTTGGTCAAGATATTGATGGGAGAAACTCGGAAGAGTGCTGGGGAAGGGCCGTTTCTATGAACACCTTGGGAGACCGTGTCGTTGTTAGCTCCATTCGTGCAGATACAAAGAGTGGATGTGTTCGGGTATTTAGGCTCAACAATAACAACATATGGGAACTTCTTGGTAATGAAATCTGTGGAGAGAACGCTCATGACCAGTCCGGATATTCAGTCTCCATGAATGGAGATGGAACACGCATTGCGATCGGTGCACCATTCAATGATGGTGATTCTGGGAGCGTATTCGACAATCGTGGACATGTCCGTGTTTGGCAATTTAATGAGGTGGAAAATGTTTGGAGTAAAATTGGTCAGGATATTGATGGTGAGGAACCATATGATGAATCAGGATGGACTGTACAATTAAGTGAGGATGGTAATCGTGTTGTGATAAGTTCTTACGAATATCTCCATGTCTGGCAATACAACGAAACCTCTCGCCTGTGGTATCAGATTGGTCAGAAGCTGGAACAGAGCACCGTTGGGTCTGTCTCGATAAATGCGACAGGAAACCGCATCATTGGCACCAGTAGGTTTGATGCGACCTATGTTGTCAAAGCTTGGGATTATTGTTCTAATGTCTGCAAAGCACCAATACGTGATCTTGTTCCCACTATAGACCAAACATTTGCAAGTGCACCACTCTGCACTGAGGAGGATCTTGTTAATATCGAGGATACTACGATACTTGTGTCTCAATCAGAGTGGAAACAGGTTGGACTGACTGTTGAGGCTGGTTTTGCTTCTGTCGTTTCCACAAATGCAAAGGGAGATCGGATGGTGATTGGCACAGAAACTAACATTGTCATAGTGTATCAATATATTGATGATGATGATGGGACATGGAAACAAATTGGATCGCCGATCCACCTGGACAATGATGGTGATTTAAACTCAGTTGCGATGAATGACTCGGGCAATATTATAGCAGTTGGTGTACCATCCACCAATGACGGTCGTGGATATGTTCGGGTGTATCAGCACGATGGAAACGACTGGACGCCACATGGTCCAGACATTAATGGAGAGACCGAGGGGGATTTGTCAGGATTTTCCATTGCTCTGAATGGAGAAGGAAATAGGGTTGCAATTGGTGCTCCCTACAACAGCGGCGACCCAGGCATTGATAGCGGACATGTTCGCGTATGGCAATACGCTGGACAGTGGTACAAACTTGGTCAAGATATTGATGGGAGAAACCCGGGAGAGTTCTGGGGAGATGCCGTTTCTATGAACACTTTGGGAGACCGTGTTGTTGTTAGCTCTACTCTTGCAGATACAGAGAGTGGATGTGTTCGGGTATTTAGGCTCAACAATGACAACATATGGGAACTTCTTGGTGATGAAATCTGTGGAGAGGCCGATGAGGACCAGTCCGGATATTCAGTCTCCATGAATGGAGATGGAACGCGCATTGCGATCGGCGCACCATTCAATGATGGGAGCGCAATCGACAATCGTGGACATGTCCGTGTTTGGCAATTTAATGAGGTGGAAAATATTTGGAGTAAAATTGGTCAGGATATTGATGGCGAGGTACCATATAATGAATCAGGATGGTCTGTACAATTAAGTGAGAATGGTGATCGTGTTGTGATAGGTTCTTACGAATGTCTCCATGTCTGGCAATACAACGAAACCTCTCGCCTGTGGTATCAGATTGGTCAGAAACTGGAACAGGGCAATGTTGGGGTTGTCTCGATAAATGCGACAGGAGACCGCATCATTTGCACTGGTAAGTCTGGTACGACCTTTGTCGTCAAAGCTTGGGATTATTGCTCCAATGTCTGCAGGACGTCTGTACCCAAAAAGGTGTATATGAAATATTATATTTCTGTTGGCGCCGATGACCCGGGTCGCATTTCTCTGTGGGCGAATGGAGCATCTCCTGATTCCAGTAAATGGCTTCCATGTGAGGGACAATCACTTTTGATGAGCAACTACGATGACTTGTACAATGTAATCGGCACTGCATATGGAGGAGGCGGAACTCAATTCGCTCTCCCGGATATGCGCGGTGCCATTCCACATCATCCATACTAGAGTAGAAATATGTCACAGAGTTGAATTCTGTGTCTGACAGGACAGTTATGGCTGTCCTCAGCAATCATGTGCCCTGAATGACATACATATCACATTGATATTTGATTGAAAATCAAAGTGATGTGTGTGAATGAAATTCAGATCGAGGGCAATTGGAAAAAGCTATGTTTGTGTTTGAGATGTGTTGGGATTTCATCCTCTGTTCCCCTGGAATATCGAGCGGAGGAGTTCGTGGTGGTATTGTCTGACATGTCATCTCCTTGCATTTGAGTGTTTCTGAAATGATGAGCAGTGAATTCAGGAGCATTGTTGATAACCACTGTGCCTCGCTGATTCAGATGTTCAGCATCTGCGAAAAAGTCCTTGACTCTTTCGGTCGTATATGGATGATCGCCATGTCCAGTCAGAGAATTGACAGTGGATACGGGAGCAGACCGGGGACTTACTCTGGGAATAGGCTTGGGTGTTGATTTGGACGATGGCTTGCTGCTGAGCATATCATCGTGGCCTCCTCGCCCATTCCTGGAGCTCTTTCTTCTTTTTAGACTGTCATTATCTTCACATGGTATGAAAGATGGTTTGTCTGGTGCAGATGTGCCACATGGCCTCATATCATACTGCATATCAAGATATTCATTGTCACCACGTCGTCGCGATCTGGAGCTGTTTTTTCTACTGGATAATTTCCGCCTCCGTGGACTTAAGCCATCTTCGCTGAGTTGTCTGGTCACTTCTGCGAGTGCTTCTTCATCATTGTAATTAAATTCTCGGGAGTCTCGGCGCGAGTTATACCCAGTATTGCAGGTACTGTTGTATGCACTGTTGCCACGAGAGTCATGATTTTCGCGAGACAGCAGCATCATCTGGCTTTTGATGAATCGTAATTCCTCCACAGTCTCCACCTTATGATCGGCAAATTCTTTCTTAAGTGCTCTTACCTTATCACGTAGCTCTTTGTTGCTCTGCTCCAAACTTTCGATCCGTTTCCTGAGTGCAAGAGTAACAGCAACATGTTCCTTGACATTTTTGATCTCTTTCATGTAAGTATATGTGTGTTACAATACTATCATATGCAAAGATAGAAGTTTCAATTTCTGGAACAAATTGCGGGGGCTGTCCCCGTCTTGTCCCTGTCAATTACTAGGGTTGTCCCTGATGAATGAGTTCGGGCCAGAAGTGCCAAGTCATCGTTTTCAGGTACCTATCAGACCTATTTGCCGTCATCTTTTCTTCAAGTTGCTGTCTAACTCCCCTCTTGAAGTAACTTGGGGCACATATATATTCCATCTTCTCAAATTCAAGCTTGTGCGGTGCATACGTCCAATCGATCCTCTTTTTCAGATCCGCATAGTTACCTGTTAGGTAGCCTGCTCCTCTCAATCGATGATACAGATAGCCGTGCCTGATGATAGGTCGAAACCCATATATGTTCTGATCCTTGTTGACCTGATAGATTTGCAGTAGAAGTTGGCTCCTGTGATCAGATGTGCTACAGTATGCATTTGGTCCCTCACCCATCTCCACAGCACGTACCATTTCAAAATACGTTCTCGCTAGTTCCTCCCGTTCTTGCCATGTCTCTCCATCTGCGGCGATGTGAAATATTCGCTTGGCATTGATCAACATCATTTTCTCACTGTCAGAGATGGTCAGCCTACCGGTTTCAGGGTCACAGGCTCCCTTCTCCTTTCGTCCGTGATATTCCTGAAATATTTCCTGCTTTACATGAGGATTATAGCCAGGAAGTCCAATGTACTGATAGGCCTCATCACTCTCTTCCAAAGAACACATGAGTCTTGCTTACTTTACTGCAGAAAAGATTTGTATGAGATCAATTTACTCAATCTCTTGTACCTCTGATGTCTCGGACATGTCATCGCCACCAGCACTGGCAGCAGCGCTGGTTCCAGAAGCACTGGACATCTGTTTGCTCTTCCGTCTGTCTCTGAGGAATGGTGATCTGTTCAATAGATGCAACAAGTACTCCCAATTGACTGAGTATCTGTTACTCATATCCGATGATTCTGAGTCAACCGTAGTAGTTTGTTTCTGCAAGGCTCTATCTGATTTGTATCGAAAATAGCCCATCAGGTGCAAATCATCGCGCAATATATTATAATATGCCACAAGATAGCCTATCTTGATCCATGTGACACCTCCTGGAATTAGATAAAAGATATACATATGCTGTACCCAGAAGTTGAGTAGAATGCTAAACGTATATACGTAAAAGCACGAGCTGATCAGACTGTTTTGGATCGTTTTGTCCTCAAGATGGCGCAGCCCCAAGTACGTATTTACTATGTATGGGACTGCGCTGAAATATGTCAGGGTTAGTAGAGCCTGGTGCAACCCTCTTTGAGTGTAGTCACTGAATGCATTTAGCGTTCCAAGAATACACACGATGATATGGTGAATCTTTGTGGCATTGCTGAGATCTGGTACCCACATCAGACCAGAAAGGTCTGTCGAAACGTAGACACATCCCCAGAAAAACATTTCATAATTGTCCCAGTGGTCATACTTGACCACTCCCCAGAGAGCTGGAAGAGTGCTGAATGCAAATACACATAGCAGCAGAGACTTTGTCAGATTTTTGAGCGTGTAGATCCTCTTGGAGAATGACAGATTGGAAAAATCTGGCAGAAAAACACTGAATCCAAGTGCAAACATACCATATAACACCAGGTTCAACACACAGAATTGTCCTAAGACCCAACCATATTCGATAAGTCTAGGGAACCTCTGATCCTCTGGTAGGAATGTCCAATCATTGTTACTGATCGGAATAGCAATCAGAGCATCCACACCACTCTCTACCACTTCTCCAAGCACACTGAAAGTCTTACAGAGCATTATGTGGAATGAGGCACATGGTACAGTCATTTCGATTCAAATTTTGGAGCACGGCATGGCAGCAGTACCTGGCTCAGAAAGCGTAGGTAGCTAATAGCTGAACAATTCGAGTTGTGAGCTCAGATGCTCAAGCTCTAGAGAACAGGGTCGACCTGTTCTTCCTTTTGGCAATCTCATCACCCCTCCACACAATCCTCTTAGGTGTCGGTCCGCATGGCTGTGCCACGTTCGCTGGCTCGCGCTCCGCCTCGCTGCTCACTGTGCGTCCCGTCTCTAACATGTTCGTGTTGCCCGAGTTGAAGCGAGAGCGAAAGGGAACAGGTCTACAAATGTTCTCTCTTTTGTGTGGGATGAACATGTTCTGTGCCTGTTTACTATTAAGTTACCTTTTAGCAAAAATCGCACCCCAGTGCAGCCGCTGGTTTCTTCCACCGGCCATATACTTGGCTAATAGTGACACAGTTACAGTAACTGAGATGTGAAAATTCACAAACATTTCGGAGGATTGAAAATAAATTTCAAAGTCAAAAAATCTCAGAAAAAAGTTCACGATGCAGCA